TACCCATAACTTTAGCCCGTTGTTCCATTACTGTTAGTATTTGTATTTTGCGTGCAAAGGGTTTACTTACACGTTTTACTTTTGCAACAGTTGCTCTTGCATCTGCAGGTGTTGCAAATTTTATTTTTACTGTGTCTCTAGGATTTTCGTCTGTATAGAGTCTTCTGCCAGAACCTTTAGGCTTTTTTCCCGTTCCTTTTTTTGGATCCGCCATTTATAGCTCCTTTCAACATTTTAGCTTGTTTAGTATGAGCTTTAACTGCTTTGCCCAATCCTTTAATCACTTTTTTAATTGCTTTTTTCTTTAACATTTCCATCTCCTTCTTGCCTGACGGATACGTGAGTTAGGATCGTTTCTTGTTTTAGCTGATGCTCGTTTTAATTGTCCGAGCGATCTTGCGCAGTATGATTTTCTACGTTTAGCAGCTTTTGATCCTGGCTTCACTTTACCAGTCACGGCTGTTTTTAATTTAGAGCCGGGATTTAATCTACGGTATGCTTTGACACCGGCTCGTGTCATACCAGCTCCAGACTTTGTAGGTCTAAAGTTCTTTTTATTTCTTGCAGGCATAGTGCCTTTTGAAAATTCTGCTCTTGTTGAATAATCTGTTCTCATTACATTATTCCCATTCTTTGTCTTTTTGCCATAAAACCACCACCCATAGCATTTTTTCTTTTTGAAAAAGTTTTTACATTTGTAGGTTTTGGTCCTGTATTACCAGCTGCTCTTTTTCTAGCAACTGCAGATTTTCTTTGTCCCTCTGACATAGATCTTGCTTTAGCAAGTGGGACACATTTTGGATACTTACGTTTTGCATCTGCTTTCTGTTTTGATCTTCCACATTTTGAGAAAGAACCATCTTTCTTTTTGCTACCTATGTCTACCCACTTTTGAGCAAACCATGTTTTAAGTCCAGCTTTAGCCATGACATTACGAGTTCTTTCCGATAGCTTCTCTGTTTTGTCCTTTTATAGCTATCTTGCAAACTCTTCCGCCTTTTCCTAAACCCTGTCTTCTTAATTTTGCAGCTGCTTCTGCAACTCCACCACCTGCTTTATAGATTCTACCACCCATAGCTTTACTAGGTTTAGGTCCTTTAAAATCTTTTCTTTTTACACCAGATGGATCTTTAATTTTACCAGCACAAATTTTAGAAGCATATGCGTTCGCGTATGCTGAAGGATATACCTTAAATTTTCGCTTCGCTGCGGCCTTACCTCTTGGACATAGTTTAGTCATTATTTTTTTCTCGCTGTTTGTTTTGCTCTCGCAAAGTTAGCTGCTGTTGGTGCACCTTTAGCACCTTTCTTACGCATTTTACCGCCACGTTTTCTTTTAGCGTGTATGTTTGCGTATAAACCTTTACCAGCCATTATGCTTTTTTGTTAACTCCTCTTCCTTTTAACACATCAGCAAAAGTTACTTTGCCGTCTTTGTTTAAATCAGGAAAAGATTTTTTCTTTTTCTTAACAACTTTTTTCTTTTTAGCTCCAAAAGTTTTTTCTATTTTTTTGACGTCTCCACCTTTTTTCATCATAGGTTTCTTCATCATCATTCCGCCACCCATTTTACCAGCTCTACCGCCAGCTTTAAATGCAGGGACTTGTTTATTAAATCTTTTATTTGGCATTTTTATTTCCTCCGTTTCTAAAAATTTGTGTACCCTTTATACCAAAAATACTCGCAACTACAAGCACCCATAAATTAGTAAACCATTTCGGAAGCTCATGAAAGTATTCAAAAAACAATTTTACTTTCTCCATCGCAGTTGGATCGTCCGACATCACTGCCCACATTAACACCACGATCGGGGCCGAGATGATTATGAGTACGAATTCGTCCTTATAGTCGTTTTGCCTAGCTTCTAGTAATTTACCCTGGTAAGCCTCCTCACCCCGAGCCATTTTTTCGGCATGCATGAGTTGGGCGTCTGACATAGCCATTTTTGTCTTTTGACGATTAGCGTATATCTTACCGCCAGCTTGCAAAGCAATTTTTGCTAAACTGAACCAAGCCATTAGTACGCTTTCGAGTTTCTTTTCTTTTCTGCTAACATTCTTTTCTGACCGCCAACTGGCATTTCAGGTTTTCCTGTAGCAATATAGTTAAAAGCTTGGTCAGCAGTAGTTTTAGATCTAGGATCTACTTCAATACTCTGCTCTGCAACTTTAACATCTTTGATTTTATCAAGTTTTTGCATTTTTTACTCCTTTTTATTAATTATCGTCTATCATAACTTGTGCTTGTTGTACACCAGTCTTAGCGAGACTAACTCCAGCTCTTAATTTAGCTAAATCTTCGTTTTGTTCTAATTTTTTATCAAAATTATCTTTTGTTTGCATTAATTTTGCTCTGTTTAAGTCAATTTGGGCTTGATCTGCCGTTTTTTTACGTTCATTTTCCATTGCACGTAGGTCAACTTCTCTAGATTTTAATTTTAGAAGCGGATCAGAGTCAAATTGTGATGTAATTTCTTTTTCTTCCTTTGCAAAATCAGCAGTTAACTCTGCAATCAACACAGATTTTCTTGCTTCAATGTCTTGTGACAGTTTTTGAAGCGCTTGTTGTGCTTGTGGATCTTGCTGTGCCTGCATTTGTAACATTTGTATCTGTTGTAGTTGCTCTGCGAACTCTAATTCTACTTGTTCTTGTGACATTAAGCTAATATGCTCTAAAATATTTTTTTGAACTGCACCCATAACCATAGGATTGTTACGAACAATGTTAGTAGACATAAAATTTAAGTGAGCTGTAACATGTGCTCTGTGATCTTGTCCTCTAAAAGCTTGAAAAGGTTTGCCACCTAAAGCATTTATGTGCTCAAGTGCGGGATCCATAGGCTGCATTGGTGCAGGCGGAGGTAATACTTGATCTATATTTTTAATTCCTAATGCTTCGTACATTTTTCTGTAAGCAGCATATAGATTGTGTATCTGTGGATTAGATGTTGCAAGCTGTAGTTCAGTTTGTGCAATCGTAATTCTTTGTGCCATTGAGAATATGTTTGGATCAGCGACTGGTAATATGTCAACTCTCTCATCAAAGTCCATTTGTTTAACTTCTCTTCTACCACCAACAACATCAAACGGATAAACTGGTGGTAAATATGTTTTAAATACTTTTGCTAGTAATTTAAATTCTTGTCTCATACCTACGTATAATCTTTTGTGTATTGCAGACATAACTCTTGATCCACGCTCTAGTAACGCAACCGTAGTTCCAACAGCTGCTGCTTGATTACCATCACCCACTTGCATATCAGCAATAGCCGCGAACCTTTGACCAGCTCCTACTACTATACCCATAAGTTGTAATAGTGTTGCTGATGGTTCTTTGTATGGTAATGGGAAGAATGCATCACGCAAGCTACCACCTGGTGCATCAACATCTTTGAACTCACCTGGTTGTATTGGTGCAGCTTCGTCTCTAACTCTTACACCTCTTTGTTTAAATCCTGCCGGTAAATTAGATAATGTTCCTGCATCCAATAATTGACGGAGAGCAGCCGTTGCCGTTCTGCTTAATCCGCCAATCATGTGGATTAATCCAAATCCATAAAATCCTAAACCCGGTAGAAATTTGAAATGAACAAAATAATGGATCTTATTTCTTTTTGGATCAGTCGGTTGATAGTTACGTCTAATAGATAAAACTTTTCTAGAGCCTTCATCAACTGTAACTACATATGGTAATTTTATTCCTGTTGGATTTAATTCATCATCTTTGTCTTCAAATCCTTCTAGATCTAAATTTACGTGGCACTCTAATAAAGTATAAATTGGTTCTTGTTTTCCAGTTTTTTTAGTGCCATCTAATTCTTTTTCTTTTTTTTCAACATCATCTTTTTGAACAGCACCTGGAGGTCCTAAATCTACATCAGAATAAAAACCACCCACTTGTTGTTTTCTTAATTCATTCTCTGATATCTTCATAGTTTGAATAATTGATTCTGCATCATTTAAAGATGTTGCAGAGTATGGAACTACTAGATCATCAGCTGGTACAAATTTAGATACGGCTCTTTCTAACAAATCATCGTAGTAAACTTTTTTAAAAGTAGAGCCTGCAAGAGGTAAGTGAAATAGCATTTGATCAAACTCTGGCTCATACTCTTCCATCTTCTCCATGAGTTCATAGTTCATGTAATCTTTAACACGTTGTGCTTGAGCTTCTTTTTCTTGATCTGGTCTTCCAACTATCTGTGTTCTAACAGGTCCTTCTGACGGTAATAATTCTTTGTATGCTCCAGCTTGAAACTGTGTGACTGCTTCTGCTAACACTGGGTGTGTTGCACCAGATGCTCCTTGAAAAGGCTCTGTTCTGTTTTCGTATTTAAATCCTAAAAGATCTAAACCTTGTATATAAGATTGCTCCCAATCTTTTCTTGATGCTTTGTAATCTAAATAATTTTGTGTAAGTTCTTGACCAATCGGTTCTAAAACTTCTTCGGGTAATAATTCTGCTAAGTTATCAAAGTGACTTGGTTGACCCTCTATGTTAACTTTACTTGGATCAAAATTTACTTCTACGCTTCCATCTTCTAAAGGGTTAACTTCAACACCAGGGTCAGCTGCTTCTTCAGCTTTCTGCTGTTCTACTTCTATCTCCTCTTTAGGATCAACCTCTATTGATGTTTTTACGTTTGGTAACGATTTGTCTATTTCTGCCATTTATATTCTCCGGGTTTATTATCTTAACCTGTTTTAAGGGAACATTCAACCCTTGTGGGTTAGGTCCTCTCTTAGGGGGTACTGTTCTAGTCAATCTTTTGTAAGTCATCTATCAATAATTGTTTAATGTTATCTGGAAAGGCTTCTACGTTATAGCCAGCTGCCTCAAGCTCAGACCTTTTTAATTGGTTTGGCATTAACTCTATGATCTCTTCAATAGAATCTAAACCAGGTTCTACATCTTTCATTTTACCGTCGTCATATCTATCAGGTCTTGTGGTAAACTCTTCATACTCGTCAGCTGTTCTTACTGGTTTACCGTCTGCACCTGTAATAAACTCACCTGGTTTATATGTAATAGTTTCTTCTGAAATAACTCCATCCATAACTTCATCCCCTACATTCATACCACCTTCTTTTACTTTTTGAATACTAATCTCTCCTGTAGATGTATTTTCTCTCATAACGTAATCTCCTAATTGCATATTGTTCTCGACTCTTGGATCAAACTCAGGTTCAAGTGATCTACCACTTTTTTTAATTTTTTTAACAAGTTCAAAGAAGTATGGAGGAACACCACTTGTTGTAGTTTGTTCAACTGTTGGTCTTACAACTTTTGTTGCTTTTGTAAACTCGTCTCCAAATCCTAACATTTTTGCAATAACTAAACTTGCTCCTGCTCCTGCAGTCTTCATAAAATCTCTTCTGCTAATTCCATTTTTATCTAGAGTATCTTTAATTTCTTTTTCTAACAATTCTTTTGTAGTATTATTAACTGGAAGTTTTCTTGCTTTTGCATAAGATTTTAATAATTTTAAACCAGGAAATATTGGTGCTGTAAATTCCATGCCAAGTGTTGCTGTATCTGCTAACACTTTTGGACCTGCTGTTGTTCTTCTATCCATCATTTTTTGTTCTTCCATCTTAATTAAATCTTCAAGTCCTGTTGCTTTTGAAATACCTTCAGTCATTTCTGTGCCAACTAAGTTATCTAAAAATTCTGAAAATATTCCTGTGCCTTTTATTTTTGCTGATTTAGGCATTTGATCATAGTCTTGAATATAACCTGTTCCTGTTTTACCTTGTACTTTAAAAGATGGTTTTGTTGTAATGTCACCAATTAAT